TGACGTTCAGGCCAGCGTCCAAGGTGCCACTGAACCGTTTGGTGTTTGGGCCATAGCAAATCACGTCAATGGAGTGATGTGCATCGGCGGCGACCCTGCGATTGGTTCGCTTGCCCCTCTGGTGCTTAATGTTGCGGCCTTCGTACAGGGCATGATTGCGTCCATCAATTTCTCGCAGACCAATGGGCGCATCACACTGGCTGGAAAGTCTGCGCAGTCTGCTGCTGTTCTCCCGGCGTGCGCAAATCTCCAGACCTATCAGAACCTGTTGGCGAATGGTTACAGTTGCTACGGGGCATTTGCATCACGCAACGCGGGTTTTACGTTCTTCTCGAATGGCAATATGCCGGGGAGCTTCCCGTGGGCTGACCAGTACATCGATCAAATCTGGTTGAGCGCACAGCTTCAGCTTGCTCTGCTCAACCTGTACACGACAGTCAATGACATTCCCTATGACCCGACCGGATATGGACTTATTCGCGCATCGCTGGTGGGGCAAGCAACCGCGAACGGCAATGTGACGTATGACGGCCCAATCAATAACGCGCTCAACAATGGCGTCATTCAGACGGGCGTGAGTCTTTCTTCGGCGCAGGCGGCTGAGGTCAACAACGCCGCCGGTGCAAGCGTGGCTGGAACGATTCAGTCCAACGGCTACTACTTGCAGATTCTCGATCCGGGGGCGGCTGCGAGGAACGCAAGGCAAACTCCGATAATTTCGCTCTATTACACGGATGGTGGGAGTGTGCAAACTTTCAGCATGTCGAGTGTGGATATTTTGTAAATCTGTTTTCAAGGGGTGAAGTATGGGCGGATTCCTAAATGTTCTGACAGGCGGAGCGAGTACAATCACTTCCGCAAATTCGGTATTCACTATCACCGTGGCGGGCCTGTTGCCTACGCCTGTGCAGTTGCAGGGATACTCGGCTGACAAGGCATGGGATACCGCCGCTGTTGTCGTCACCGAGACGCAGATTGGCGTGGATGGGCGCAAGACGGCGGGCTTGGTATTCAACGCCATCAAGCAGACCATATCCTTTCAAGCCGACTCCCCCAGCGTGAAATACTTCGAGGCTATCTATGCCGCCCAGCTTGCAATGCGTGACGTGCTGTATCTAAGCGCCGTCATTCTGTTGCCCGCAACCGGCGAAGCCTACGTTTGCAATAAGGGAACACTGGAGGATTACAACGCTGTTCCGTCAGCCGGGAAGGTACTCACCCCCCGCGAGTTCTCTATCAATTGGGGTTCTATTATCCCGTCCATCGTGTAAGTGAGGTAAGGAGATCATGCGCAAAACATCGACGTACACGGTAGACTCGGAGGGCAGAGACAAGGGAAAATCTTTTCTGCTCACTGAAATGCCAGCGACGAAAGCTGAGGATTGGGCAATCCGTGTGATGCTTGCTCTTGGAGCGGCTAACGTGGAGATTCCCGACGGAGCTTTAGAGTTGGGCATGGCGGCGCTTGCAGAAATCGGTCTCAAGAAACTGTTCGCCATTTCCTCTACTGCAATCAGGCCGCTACTCGCCGAATTGATGGAGTGCGTTGAGTTTGTTCCGAATCTCCAGAAGCCGCAGGTCAAGGTAGGATATCCGCTTTTTGAGAGTCAAGTCGAGGAAGTAAAAACACTGCTCACACTCAAGTGGGAGGTCCTGAAACTTCACCTGGATTTTTCTCTTGCCGCCGGCCTCTCGGAATCGCTCGGCACCACGCTGGGGGCGCTAAAGCACAAGCCGGGTACGCGAATGTCCCCAAGATCATCGGGGTCATAGTTGGGCGGAGATTGGCGACGCTACATGAATTGCAAACGATCTACGGCGAGGAGGATGCCCATAATCTTCTTGAGATTTGCGCCGTAGATTCAGCGAACGAGAGGGAATAGGCCATGCCCACGAAAGGTTACATCTACCTAATTCGTAACCTTCTCAACGGGAAAGCCTATATTGGCAAGACTGAGAAATCTGTATCACTCCGATTTTCGCAACATAAAACACAATCTAAAATCGGGTCTGCCTATGCGCTCCATGCCGCAATGCGTAAATATGGCGTCCACAATTTCTCTATTTCTCTAAAGGGAAGAAAGCGCCCCGCGTTTTCAGATGAATGGAAAGCTCGCATATCTGCGGGCAAAAATAGGCAATATGCGCAGATGAGAAAAGAGGCTCAATTTGCCCACATTAATTGACAGCCTCATAGTATCACTTTCGCTCGACACGAAGGATGTAGATGCGAAGGCTCCCGGCGTTCGCCAGAAACTTAAAGACCTTGAAAAAAGCGGAGACTCGGCCAGCAAGGGAATCAGCGGAATCTCCAAGGCATCTAAGGGCACAGGGGAGGAACTTACCTCTCTTGCCGGGAAGATGGCCGCGTTCCTTGCGTTGATTGGCGGAACTGTTGCATTGCGCCAGTTCACGATGCAAGCGATTGCAACAAACACACAGCTTGGTTTTCTCTCGAAAAATCTAAACATCCCCGTGCAGGCATTGTCAGCGTGGGGAATCGCCTCTACGATGGTGGGCGGGTCTGCACAAGAGATGCAGGGATACATTGCTCATCTGGCAACCGAAAGCCTGAATCTTTCAAATGGCCTTGGTTCTTCGCTCATTCCAATCTTAGGGAAGATGGGCGTTGCCATGATCGACAGCAAGGGTAAAGCTCGGTCTGCCCTTGATGAACTTCAAGACATGGCGAAGTGGGCGCAGGGAAAGAACCGCGAACAGGTGTTTGCATGGTTCCAACAGGCCGGTATGCCTACTGGAGTTGCCAATCTTCTTTTCGAGAACCCCCGTCAATTTGCGGCGATGTTAGAGCAGGCGCGAAAGCTCTCTCCCACGAATCAGAATGTTTCCAGTGCCGCGCAGATGACTATGCAGCTTGCGCTTCTCCATGCGCAGTTCAATAAGCTGGGGTACGAACTCCTCGAAACCGTTACGCCGATTTTGGAGAAATTCTTTGCTTTGTTAGAGGGTGGGCTGAATTGGTGCCTTGCCCATCAAACCGCGGTAGCGGCCTTCATGGCGGCGCTTGCGGCTGGAATCGGAGCGGTGAGTGTGGCGATGGGGGTATTATTCCTTTCCACGATTGAAATCTCAGGCCCCATCCTGCTCGTTGTAGCGGCCATAGCAGCCCTCGCAGCGGCTTTTACGGGCCTTACCTTGGATTACTCTTCCTGGAGCCATGGCGGGGCCAGCCTGTTCGATTGGAGCCAGTTTGAGAGCAACATCCGCAAGGCGGGAGACGCTTTCAAATGGCTGGGGGACAGAATCGAGGATGCGACAGAACGATTTGAGAACTGGTTGCGTTCCCAGGGGGTCAACGTACCCGAAGGAGCGGTTAAAAAGGGGTTGAAGTGGTGGTGGAATAACATGACTCTATGGGGAGAGGCGGGGGTCAAGGTTAATGGCGTATCGGACGAGACTCGCGCACGTGGGCAAAAGATAGCCAATGCTGAAGGGTTCTATGCGAAGGGTGAAAGTCCAAACATCCCACAAGAGGCCCATAACCCCGGAGATATTGAGTACGGGAAGTTCGCCGTTGACCATGGAGCGACTGGATACAAAACCGCACAGGGCGGAAAGCAGATTGCCGTATTTCCCGACGAAGGGACCGGGTGGAGTGCGATGTACGCACTTCTACAGAGCAAGTCTTATGCCGGATTGAACGATGCGCAAACGCTAAGTAAATGGCAGACGGGAAAAGTATCAGGAGCCGCGAATCCTAGCCCGGTTATCGGGATTCCTTCAGCATCTTCGACGCTCCGTGGACCTTTCCCGACAGCGGGATCGCAGGTTTCGTCGATTGACAGGAGCGTAACAAACCATTTTGGACATATCGACATCCACACCCTGGCGACAGACGCTCAAAGTATCTGGAAGGATATGAGCCGGAATATGGATTGGCTGACAGTGAGTCCAGCCAATTCGGGGTCACTGTGATGCCTACTATACCCTATCCCGATGTCCCAAATTATCCCGGTGTGCCGTCCATTCCGCGTACATCGGCGGGAAGTCCATCGATCAACATAAGTTTGGCTTCAAACCAGCCTTTAGTCATTTCATCGCAGGATCCGATATGGGGGATATTTTCAGCTACAGACAATTCTCCATTGTTTACGCCGAGCGAAGGCGGATCGCTTTCAACTTATTCTTTTGATTACTCTCGACAGAGTACCGTTTCTACGTTCCCGGTTGAGACTGGTTCATTCACTAGTTATGACAAGATTTGGACCCCAGCTAACCCAGTTGTGACTCTCGCATTTAGCGGAAGCATATCGGATAAATCGAGCCTGTTGGATGCTCTGGAAACTGCTTGTCTTGGAACGTCTTTATGGAATGTGTTTACTCCCGACACGGAGTACGACGGCTACACCATCGCACGATATTCATACCGGAGAATGTCGAACAAGGGAGCGACAATGCTCTTGATTGACGTGATGCTGGAAGAGGTAAAGCAGGTCACTCTATCGTATGCAAACACGCCTGGAAGTGTAGCTCCGGTCCCATCGTCCGCGACTCCCGGAAAGAAGAATGTGACACCAACGCCGCAATCACCATCCGCCGCGCCTGCAACAAGCAGTGGGCAGGTACAACCCTCCACTCCATCTTCAGGAACGTTACACCAAGCAGCAACATGGATCAAAGGTGTATTAGGGATAAGTGATTGATGCAACAAATAAACCTCCAATCCGTTCCCTCTCAGCAACTTCAAGTAGTCTTAGATGGGCAGAACTGCGTTATTTCTATTTACGTCAAGAATCAGTGTATGTTCTGTGATCTTTCGGTTGGCGGGACGCAGATAGCTTATGCCGTGCAGTGCAAGAATCTAGTGTCGCTTGTGCCTACTGCGTACCTTGGATTCGCCGGATGGTTGCTATTCTTCGATACGCAAGGAACAAACGACCCTATCTACACTGGCCTAGGGACGCGCTGGGTATTACTCTTTTTGGACTCAGCAGACGAGGTGACTTATGGGATCACCTAGTTCCTCTTTTGCGAACCAGAAGCAGTTGCAGGTCACTATCACGCTTGGCGGCGCAAACACGTTCTCTTCAGGGAAAAACTCTCTGACCATTCTTGGACTCAGGGCAAGTGTGAACATCGACATGGGCGGCGGCTACATGGGCGGAACTCTCCGCGCTCGGATATTTGGACTGAGCCAAAGCGATATGAACGCTATGACCTATCTTGCGTGGATGCCGCAACCCCAATTAGGTCCGCCGAATACAATTACCGTTAATGCTATCGACGGGCAGCAATCGACGCTGGTATTTACGGGATTGATCGTGCAAGCATTTGGAAATTATCAGGCGATGCCAGAAGTGTTCATCGATATTCAGGCAACCGCGACTCAGGCCGCGCAACTTCTCCCGGTTTCTCCGCTCAGTATTGCAAGCAACACCACAGTCGCTACGGTGATGGGACAGTTGGCGAAACAAATGGGGTTTGCGTTTGAGAATAACGGTGTGAACGTGACTATCCCCAAGGGAACATATCAGGGGAACACTGCTTTCTTTCAGGCTCAGAGTTTGATGCAAGCGTACAATTTCGAGATGTACATCGACAAGAAAATTCTGGCAATTTGCCCTCGCGGAGCAGCGCGGATCACTCCTCTCATTCCTTTAATATCGCCTGAAACCGGATTGATTGGGTATCCGTATTTCAACATGATGGGGCTGGTTTTCGACACCAAGTTCAACCCTAATATCTTGTTTGGAGGAACGGTACAAATCCAATCTACAGTGACCCCGGCAAATGGGGCATGGCAGGTAATCAACATCTCGCACACACTTGAATGCGTCATACCGGGAGGCCGGTGGCAGTCCACAGTGAACTGCAATAAAACAGGCGTTGCGGGGGCTGCGGCATGAGTTCATTCAATCCTCTTGGAATGTTACGCCCCGCAAC